ACGATTAAAAACAGATGTATTAGATTTACCTGATAAAATTATAACACCCGTTTACTTAAGATTAAAATCAAAAGAATATGAGGAGTTAATGGGTGAGTATTTTGAGTGGTATGAAAAAAACCCTGATGAAAGTTCATCATTAACTGTACAATTTACCAAACTAACAAAGGTAAGACAAATAATTGCAAATGAAAAAATACGCTCAACAATTGAATTGGTTGAAAATATTTTAGAACAAGATAAAAAAGTAATAGTTTTTACAAACTTTACGGATTCACTAAATAAGATTTATGAACATTTTGGTAAAAAAGCTGTTTACCTTGATGGTTCATGTTCACCAGCAAAAAGACAAAACGCTGTGGACGAATTTCAAAACAATGACAAAATAAAAGTTTTTGTTGGTAACTTAAAAGCTGCTGGTGTTGGAATAACATTGACATCTGCCGAGGCGGTTGTTATGAATGATTTATCATTTGTTCCGTCAGACCACGCACAAGCTGAAGACCGAAGTTATAGATACGGACAAAAGTCAAATGTATCAGTATATTATCCAATATTTGAAAACACAATTGAGGGTGTTATTTATGACATTCTTAATAAAAAGAAAAATATTTTTGAGACCGTAATGGGTGATAATGTGGGTAGGGCGGAGATTGTTCAAGAAATTATGAATCAAATTTTTGACAGACGTTAAGTTTTTTAAGAATCTATTTATTTATTAGATAATGATAGATTATGAAATTTAAAAAATTAAAAGCCGAAATTGAAGAATTAGAAGACAAATTAACTACCAACAAAGACCTACAAGAATCAATACAAAACGAACAAAAAGAGATTATTAATGAAATGAAAAAAATTGGTATTGAAAGATTACCATATTCATATTCATCACTTGGTAGATTTATTGACCCAAAAACAATGAATGTTCATTACAACAAACATTATAAAGGGTATGTTGAAAAATTAAATGCTGCACTTGCGAATCTTAAAGGTGCCGATGCTGAACTTGAAGAAATTGTAAAAGGTATTTCAAGATATAACAAAACAGTTAAAAATAATGCGGGTGGTGCATTTAACCACGCATTGTTTTGGAAAATGTTGTCACCAAAGAAACAAACAATTAACGGCCCAATTGAAGAAAAAATTAAAAAGGATTTTGGTTCTTACGAAGAATTTAAAAAACAATTCGCCGAAAAAGCTCAAAAGAATTTTGGTTCAGGATGGTGTTGGTTGGTTATTAATGGTCAAGGCAAATTAAAAATTGTTACAACATCAAACCAAGACAATCCATTAATGAATACCGTTAAAGATGGTGGTTATCCAATATTGGGTCTTGATTTGTGGGAACACGCTTATTATTTAAGATACCAAAATAAAAAAGAAGAATATATTGGAAAATTTTTCTCAGTAATTAATTGGGACTTTGTAAACACACTTCTTACTTCAAAAAACGAAAAGAAACTTAACGAAGAAAAGTTAGCGGGTGAACTACTAATTGAAACGAGGGAAAGCATTGGTTGTTCAACAACTGAGGTTAAAGAAATTAACAAGATGTTTGCAATGAACCCACAAGTGAAATATAAATTCATGAACACAATTAATTCAATCATGAAAGAAAAATTTTCAGAATATTGGTTTGAAAAAGACCAATATGAACCAGGTGCAATGTCAGGAATTTATAATTACGGAAAACCTGGTCGTTCTGTTATTAACAAATTAAACACAAATTACAGTTCATTTTGTATTTTAATGAATGATTTAAATGCTTATTTGATTAAAAATAATATAAAACCAATATCGTTTAATGACAAAGATAAATTCGCACAAATAAAAGAAGTTGAAAGATTTACAAAATATCTTTACGATTTAAGAGACCGAATCTTTAACTTGTCAACATCCAAAACCTTTCAAAACATTGTACAGAAATTAGTACAGACAGATGCCAAAGGTGAAGAAAGGGAAGATATTACAATCATTGCATTAAGAAAAATATTTGGAACCGATGATGTTCATAAGATTGGTGGATTGGGTTCTGAAGAAGATATGATTTCAGGTGTTGATGCAATCATCAACAAAGATGGTAAAAGATTAACAGCACAAATTAAACCATTTAGTGGTGTAAAAGATTTTGGTGAAGATAGTGTTATGGTATTTGGTGCAAGTGCACCAAAACAATATAAAACCGATTATTTAGTTTTTAACAATAAAAACAAAACAGTTGTCTTCAAAAATGAAAATACAAAAATTATTGATGGTAACTATGTATTTCCAAAATCAAACATATTTGGAAATATTTGATATTTATAGACAAGATGGCAATTATTGTAGAACCGGAAAGAAGTAAACTCTATAGAAGAATTAAAGCACTTCTTGGTGCACCTGTTAGAGGTGTTGAGTTAGAAGATGAGCAAATGGACTCATTATTAGAACTTTCTATTGGGGATTACGAACAATATATTTTAGATTGGTTAATTGAATCACAGTGGACTTCATTGTATGGAATGAATCTTGATGAACAGTCTTTAAGTAGAGCTTTAACTAAAAGAAGTTTAGATTGGGAAACACAATACACTTACGCATATTCAAAGATTGTTGGATTACAAGCGGGTGGTGATTGGGTACTTAAAAAGGATTATGTTGATTTGGTTAGAAACCAACAAATCTATGAAATTCCGGCAGGTCGTGAAATTAATGAGCTTTTATGGTTTATGAGAGCCGAATTAAATAATTCATTGTTTGACCCATTTATGGGCGGATTTGGGGGATTTGGTGGAACAGGATTAGGTGGACCTGGTGGTTATGCACAATTTGGTGCTAGTGGAAGTTATTTTATGATGCCAGCGTTTGACGTTGTGTTAAGGATGGCGGACAGAAATCTTAAACAAAGATTAATTGTTGGTGATTTAACATATAGAATTACTGCACTTCCTGAAGGTAAAAAAGCATTACATCTATATAACGTACCAGGTGGTAAATTTGACTTTTCAAACATAGGATTTAACGAATACAGATGTTGGTATTGGTATTATGATACTAATGGTGACCGTGATGATTGTTTGGCAAAAAATCCTGATATTGTTAAATTACCATCAGATATACCATTAGAACCACTAAATTGGCAGGACCTAAATACACCCGCACAACAATGGGTTAGAAGATGGTTTACTGCTTATTGTAAAGAAACATTAGGACGTATTTGGGGTAAATACAGTGGAAATCTTAAAACCCCTGACTCTGAACTAACATTAGATTATACATCATTGTTAGGTGAAGCCAAAGATGAAAGAGCAAAACTTGAAGAAGAATTGAAATTACGTCTTGAAAGATTAAGTCCTGTTAAACAAATGGAAAAAGAAGCTTTAATTGCCGAAAACTTAAACAAACAGTTGAAGTTTAGAGCGTTTCCAAGTCCGTATAACGTAATTTAATTTTATGCCAATATTAAGAAGTGTACCAAGTAAAAAAATAATTAATGGTATTGAAGTAAAAACATCAGAAGTTGCTTTAATTTCAGAAACAAATTATACCACAACAGGTGAATACGCAATTGTAATCAAAACTGTTGAACATTGTGATTTATTATTGGACAGTAAAACAACCGACCATATTGTCATCAAAGCTCTCACCAAAGTCACTATTAGACCTGATAAGAGCAAAATTGACGAACAATATGATGAAGTTGAAATTGGAAAAGGTGCTTGTGTTGAGTTTCACTTTATTGGTGGAAACTGGTACATCTTATCCTCAGACGGTCTCAAATTGGACTAATTCTTGTTTCCAACCTTCTTCCGCTAAATCATAGATATAGTCAGGATTAATTCCCACCTTATCCCAAAATTTCATTTCAGGTTCTGAAATTGTTAAAACATCCACCAATTTATCTTGGTCAGTATCTTCAAAAGGATGACCATTAATTAATTGACATTGTTCTTTTGTGTAGAATTCCCTTTTACTTGGGTTATCAATAATTAAAGAATCTCTAACATCATCTTTAAACACAACCATCAAAGGTTCAATACGTTTGTTAAATGTTGTAATGGCTCTAGCTATATTATACTCGCCCAACATATCAGGATTTTTTTCAAGTTCTTCATTGTCTAATCTGTATGCATTGATTACCAATGAGTCCGCCTTTTTAACAACATCACCATGTGATGCTTTTGTACCGTTGTTAACATAAAAAATTACATCACCCAAGTTAGCGGCAATACCATCATGAATAATAAGTTCCATATGCGCTTGTCTTGACATCATACTTCCTGATTTGGTTTTTTGACCACATCTTATTTTATAATCCTCAACAGAAATTTTAACTTTAGCACGAGAAGCAATTTGTTTTAATGGGATTTGTTTGTTAAAGATTTTTTCTAAGTATTCATAATACCACTCAACAAATTGTTGACCTTCACCCATCAATAACATTTTAATTCCTTTGTCCAAAAACGCCTCAATATATAATGGTAATTTCTTTGATTTGATTGTGTTACCAACCAATTTAATTTTACCTTTGTCTGTCATCAAGGCGTAGTTCTTACGTGCCAAGTTAATACAAGATGGCCAAACACCATCATTATCTAATGCCATTTCACCTTTCATGAACAAGTCATTATATTCAGCAATGTCAGCTGCCGCACCTGAATACTCTTTACCTTCTTTAACTTTCCAATTCAAACCTTTACCAATGTATTTACGAGATTCAACATCCACAGGTGATGAAAAGTTCACACCGTCCGTATCCATTACCAATGGGTCATATCCACGATTCATAAAGAACTTAATCATCTGACGTAGATATTGTCTACCTGTACAAGTAATCCTTTCACCCTGATTCATGTCACCCCAGTGAAATACTTGAGGTGCAGATAACGCTCCAAACATTGAGTTAATGAAAATCTTAATTGGTAATTGTTTACGGTCATAAGATTTAGATTTTACAGGGTCACTCTTTTCAAACTCCTCCGCCAATTGTTTATACATAATACGAGCATTTCTAAAGTATGTTAACATACCTTTCATTACACCTGTTATGTCACAATCAGGGAATACATCATGAACCAACTGAATTGATGGATATAGTGAACTAAAGTCAAGTTTCAATACATCGGTTGAATATCCAACTTTAACCAAACGTGACAATCCACCAACAAAGTCTTGTTTCTGTTGTTTAGCAGGAATTGCAAGTCCATGTTTATATGACCACGCTCTCATTTGGATTTCCCAAAGTGTTGCGGTTCCCATTGTTGCAATTCTCTGATAAGTTGTTGGAACCAAAGAGGCCAACAGGAATGAACCCTGATTAAATTCTTCGTCAACCCTTAATGTCTCAATTAAGTCATCATCAAGGTATCTTTCAACAATGTTATCACCAGTTGTTTTAATATAAGTGTCATCTCTTCTTCCGCATACTTCATCCACCTTTGGGTCAATACCACATTTTTTGTATTTACCATTTTGTATATTTAACCAATAATCTTCCTTTTTGGCATACATGGAACCAATATCGGTATGGTCAATGTAGATACGGTCAGCGTCTTCAGCTTCCAAATATTGAACAATATATTTCAAACCCGCAGATTTAATATTTGAGTTAATTGCTTGTGCACGTCTTACCGAGTGTAATGCGTCAATAACATTATAACCCCAAATTGATGTTTGAGTATAATCTTCAATTTCGTTTGCAAGTTTCAACAAACCTTTTGATTGTGTAATTGATTTTTCAGGGTTAAGTGATTTACAGATTCTTTTCATATCCAATCCCAAAGCTTTCGCCCTTTCAAATATCCAATGCCAGTCAAACGCAAATCCGTTATATGATACAATAATTGATGGTTTGATTTCGTGGATATAATTAAAAAAATCTATGATACCTTGTTTTTCTTGTTCCTCATTTGAACATTCAATAACTTTGTGAAAACCTTTGTTTGTCTTTAATCCAAACATGAATATTCTACCATCTTTTGGTTCCAAAGCGGTAGTTTCTAAGTCAAATACAAAACGGGTTACGTCATCATAACTTTCAAATCCTTTGAAAAGACGTTTTTCTTTTTGAATCAAAAATTGTTCAATCGGTGGAAGAATCAAAACTTTTTCTTTTGCCTTTTCACCATATGGGTCAATTCCTCCATCACGGAAAAATTGTAATAATGTTCTATAACCCTTCAAAGATTTAACCATAAATGATAAACCTTCTTCAAGTCTTTTATTTCCTTCTGTTTTTAATTTTTCAATAACAATTCCGTATTTGGACATTGCTTCTTTTTGAAGTCCCTTTGAACCTTGATAAAAGTTAAGACCACGTAAATCACCAACCCAAGCAAATGGGATAAAGGTATCACGTTTAACAATCTTCCCTTTTATAGGGTCTTCAATAATTTTGTAGATGGAGTCACTAACGTAGTCAAATTCAACGCTGACTATGTACTGTTCAGGGTCAGAACCCTTTAAAAAATCTTCAATTTCTTCTGCTGGTATCATAATATTTTTTTAGAGTGGTTTATTAGCTTCCGAACACGTCGGAGTTTACCTTGTCTAAATAAATATATGTTACAGATTTGGGATTATCAACAACAGGATTGAGTTTTAATAAATGAGGGGGTAATGTTGATAAACAAAGATTCTCTTATCGGAACAATCAATTCACCGTCAGTTTTTGTGATGCTAAACTCACCCAAATATCTACCGGGTGT